TTTGTGCGGTGAATCGACCAGCACCCTTCGTCCGTCACATGCCAAGAGGTAACCATTAGCAGCCTTATCTGTAACCGCTGCCAATAAGTCGGAGAGTCCAGGGATTGCAGCAACGTAAGCCGCTCTAATCTCGGATCCTTTTTTACTGGCTTCCTTGGGTTGTAAAGAGTTATCATAACTCATACCTAGTTTTATATTTCCCCCACCATAAAGAAAGCAATATGTCACAGTCTTAACTTGGCGGCGGGTGATTCCTATTTTGTCAGCGTTTACTTGATGTATATCATCGTTCAATAAAATATCGGCGTATCGACCCCCGTCATATCGTCCTAAGTAATGAGCTAACATTCTTAACTCGATACCTGATAGGTCAGCACCTACCATTATATTACCTGGACTTGCTGTAAATAGTTCTCTGAATTCTTTTTCTGCTGGTGACTGAGCCACGTTTGGTTTACGATGGGCACAGCGAAATGTGTTTGTCGATACAGAACAATGATGATGAATCCTAGAGTTCGTACATAGCCGAAGCCATGCGTTCACGCCTTGCGATATCATTCCTAGCTTCTTCTTTAGATCCAAAGCTTTCGCACATAACTTGCAAAAGGGATTCGATATCTCCGTCAGAGTGATCTCGTCTATAATTGGTTTCCCAGTCTTCGTAGTCTGAGTCAATGTAATCTTCAGACGATTCTTTAATATCCATGCTATATGATCTCTTGATGTTGGATTAAACTCAACTAATCTTTGTAACTCTGCTCCCTCGACATATCCTTGGGATGCGTTATTTCGTTTAGGTGTGAACATCTTTCCTCCAATGAGAGGGAATTGTTTTCGTAATATTCCAGTAACTTCTTCCATCTCTCTTCTGAGATGTGATTCAAGTTGCTGACATTTTTGTTCATCAAATTGCCATCCATGAAGTTCTTGTTCTGTAAGTATGTGTGCGACTTGGTGTTCTAACGTGCACCAGTCAGGTAAGGGCGGAAGTGCTCGCATAATTTAGTTGTAACTTTAACGTCTTGTACGCAATAGTCTTGCATCTCCTGGCTCCATTCTTGCCAGTCTGTTGTTTTGCCAAACTCACCTTTGTATTCTTGTAATCGATAACCATAACTTTCTAAGCTATGTCTACCATACAACTGTAATGGCATTCTTGCTATGTTTCTTTTCTTATCTATCTCCATCATGTTTGGATGATATAAGCGAGATAAGATAAGAGTGTCAACAATAGAAGCATCAGTATCAAACCAAGAATAAATTTTCCGAAGAACAGGTAAGTCGTAATTAATAACGTTATGGCCAACAAGAACATCAGCCGAACTGAGCCAATGTAAAGCTTCAGTGATTGGTCCGCATGAACCACCTTGATTATTAAATACGAAGGTTTCCTCTTTCGTGTTGTCGTATATGGCGATGCAATGTATCTCAGAAACGTCATGCAATAGTCCGTTTGTTTCGCAGTCAAATACGAGCATTTGCTTTTCCGACATAAGTTTTATCCCGAAACTTTGCTTTCTTCACTGCTTGTTTACTAGGTGGGTTTGGTTTTTTTAATTCATCCAGCTCAGAAGTCTGTGCTGGGATTGAAAACTGTGTTCTTAGTTTCATTGAATCTACAGGTAGTTTTATCATATTTCAATTCAGCTGCCACCCCAGTCTCTCCGCTGTATCTGTTTTTCAACACACGTAATGTAGAGCAATCATCTGGGTTTTGCTGATCTCTTTCCAGTGCTAAGACTGTGTCAGATAATTGGGATATGCTGGCTGACCCTCGTAACATGCCAATAGAAACACGCTGGCCATCTTCAACTGCCTTGTCTCCTTGTGCTCTTCTAAGATGAGACACTAAGAATAATTTAATTCCTGTACGCTCAACAAGACTACGTAAGTCAGTCATAGTTTTATCTATAGTTCTTCTTTCATCCATATTTCCATCTAAACCACTAAGTAGAATAGACAAGTGGTCAAGAAAAACTACTTTTATATCCAGGCCAAGAGCCATATATTCAATACGGTTGTAAATAATATCCGCAGATAAACTGCCAAAATGGTCGTATAAATAAAGGTTCCAACCCAAGATAGTTTTATCGTAAGCATCTTTCAAAGTAGAATATTCATGTTCACCTAAGTGTAAAGCTTTTCCTACAGCCACTGACATAAGTCCAAGTGCTGTTCGCCTGTTAGATTCTTCTAATGCGATGTAGCCTACTTTCTCTCCTTTGTTAAGAAGCTCAGTTGCGAGCATTCTACATAGGCTGCTCTTGCCTTGGCCTGTACCAGCCGTAATAGTTGTAAGTTCGCCATATCTTATACCGTGGGTCATTGCCTGTAAACCAGCAAATGGATACTCATGGTTACATGGTTGACTCGGTGTTGTTACTGCATTCAGTAAAGATTTACCATCAACGATTCCATCTGGCCTATAAGGTTTCGCATCCCATATCGCACGGCGTATAGCGTCTGGATTATTATCCTGTAAAGCATCACTGGCATCCTTGTACGGATCTTCCAAGTGAGCAATCTTAACTGTCCCTTGCGGTAAGACAGCTGCCACTTGCTCTGTCGCCTTGCGTCCCTGATCGTCTTTATCAAAAAATAAAACAATCTCTTGATATCCCTGTAAAAAGGGTATTTGTTTTTGTACATCTTTTTTAGCACTTGCTGCACCATGCGGCAAAGATACCATTGGCCAACCATTCATTGCCTCGTATCCAGAGGCTGCATCTAGCTCACCCTCGAATATAACAATACGTTTGCCAGAATTAGGAAACAAATGCTGACCAAATAAAGTGTCAGTAGTATGTCCTTCATACTTAAATGATTTTAGTTTGGTTTTTGTTTTGAATCCTTTAATACGTCCAGAGCCATCGAAATAAGGGAAGCGTAAGTATGTCTCATCTCTGTAGATTTTGTACTTTTCGCACGTCTGTTCGCTAATTCTTCTTTTATTAAGTCGTTGAGCGGTACCTTTGAAGTTGACATTTGTTTGCATGGATAATTTGTTTTCTTGTTTGTCAGCAGCTGTCCTTGTTTGACAACTGAAACAGAATGTATGCCCATCTGTATACACAGCTAGTGCGTCAGATGAGCCACAGTCTGGACATGGTTCGTGTCTAATGAATTCGCTTTCAGTCATGTCAGCCAATCCACTGGTATTGCGTGGTATGCACACCATTTAATGTTGTATCGTGTGCACCATTTCGCATATGTTGTTTTGGATTTCTTACTAATCTTTTTATAAGGATCTTGAAATACCATTCGTAAATCTATGTGTGGGTTTTCAGTGACAACTTGTCTTATCTTTCGTCTGTCTTCTGGTTTCCAATATCCTTTTGTTTCTAACACGATGCCGTTAGGCAAAACAAAGTCAGGTGTATATAAGTGTTTGATTGTATAAGGTAAACTTAAACCCTCATACTCGTAGTCAACACCTAACTCACATAAAAGATCAGAGACTTTTTCCTCTAATCCTGATTTAAACATTAGAAGTCGTCTTGATATTGTTCAGTGTCAATTTCTACTGAGCTAGGTGTTAAGTCAGGTGTAACGTTTGGTTCATCAGTTTTAAAACCTTTTGTTTTTCCAAAGAGTTCTGCAACACCAACCTCATCAAGGTCACCTGTGTCTACACCAGCTCCTGTTTGTACACTAACTATTTGTATTCCACTAAGTTTTAGACTTGTGCCGTATGTAACGCCATCTTTTAATACGTATGGCTTTTGATGAAAACCTAACTTAACTTTAGATCCTTCGTAAACTGGTGTATCTAAATTTTTGATAGGTGTACCCTCTGTATCTACAACAGGTGGTTTCTTTTCATCTGCCCATGAAAACTTAACAGTATACTTACCGTCTTCTACTTCTTCCCAAGGTTCTGGTTTAAGAGTAGATCTTCTAGGATTCTTAAGTTTAGACTGTGCCCATTTAAGACACTCCTCCCTTTCTGTTTCTAGTTTTGAAATAATATCCTCACCAACTAGTGCTTTAAGTGAGTAACCAAATTTGCTTGGTTTTAATATAGCCTGGAAACCAGTTAGAACTACTGGTTCAGGTGTCAAGTGGATGGTTCTAGCCATTAACAAAAAAAATAAGTGGAATTAATTACGTCTGAGGGTACTAAGTCCCCGATGATAGGTGGTTCAGACTCTGCTTCAATTGCTTTGGCAAAGTCGTTGAGATAGTCATGCTCTGCAAATAAATGCATGTAAACTTCTCTCACCTTTGTTGAAAGTTCTGTCATATCTGTAGCTCTGCACAAGACACTGTCATGTATGAGAGCTATAGGTTTGTCGAACTTGTCAACAGTAAAATGTAAAGTATTTGCGTCAAGTGAATGTATTAAATTAGGAGCTGTCCCATTCTTATGCCCTAGTAGGTCAACTTCATTTGTATCGTCAGTAGCAACTCTAATCTCACAACGTCCTAATAACTTCATCTTTATTTCAACTACTTCTTTCTTCATGTATCTTTGTGATACAACAAAACCTGATGGTGTAACCCATAAAATCTTGTCTACACCACGCTTTATAGTCTTTGCAACCTCTTTTTCAATCCAACGCATAACAGCCATAGGACCTGGCACAACCACTTCCATAGCATTGCGTACAGCCTGTACTGTTTGTGTTAAATCTTCTTTAGTTATTTCTACGCCTTTTTCTTTTAGAGCATCTCTTATATATGTTCTATTACTAAAAGGTTTAGCATTGTAAGGTATAGTCATGACCGTTCTTTTGGTGCATTTTCTATCCCAATGCGGATGTAAAACTATAGGTATGTATGGTTTAGATTTCTCAGCTACTATCTTGTATGCATCAACAGGTTTATCTGAAGGTAATACATTACATAACATAGCTGCTGATTTATCTCTTGCTAAACCAGACAATATTTGTATACCTGATGCTGTAGCATCTATTGCGATCATTAGACTTGTAGTCTTACGATCTCTTTTGATAAGGCAATGGTACATTTCTTCGCATGCAGCCACAAATTGCCAAGGTTCTTCAACGCCTTCCCATTCATGCAAGTTAGCTATTGGATCTTCAGCAATTCTTGTTATCAATGCATGATTGTTTCTTGCCCATGCAAGGCGTTCAGGCATAGTTGCCTTATCTAATCCATATGTTGTTGCAACTTGAAACTCTATCCATGACTCAGATTCAGGTGTTAAATCAACTGCATCCGCAAAAACTAACAATGATTTACCAAAGTCAGTGCATTGCGGTGTCAAATAGGCTGGTATAGGGTAGCATCTACCACGCCAGTCAAAGTTCCAAGGTAAAAAGAAACGATCTCTGTCTTTAAATATACCCGCAGCTTCCATTTGTTTTCTAGTTCTACAACTAGCTTTGTAAATAAGTGCACGTTTATTGTGAACCTCTGTTTCTTTTCTGCAATAATCCTTTTTAACATTTGGATCTTCCATGTTATTTGGAAGTGGTGTCGATGGTATTTCAACAATAGGAATAAACTTTCCTACTGCTATACCTCTCTGCTGTAGCTCGTCTGCTATAGCATAAACAAAGGGATTTATTTTGTAGCCAACTTTCTGTATCTTATTTAAGAAACGAAGTGGCAGTTCTCCCTGTACTATTCCGACCTCTCCCTGTCGTACCAACTGATGTCCTTTCATAACTTCATTAAGAAGATATCCACCTTTTCTTTCGTTAGTCCAGTCGTTTGGTTCTATTAACATTGGATATGATAGAGGTGCAAACAACTCCGCATCTTCCATTATTTTATCTTTAATAGATAGGTATGCTTCAGTCGGTACTATTGCATTAGGACATTTTGTTCCTCTCATGTGCACACGTTTTTTTTCAAACCAATTACATGAGTTAATAACGCAGTCAATGAGCCATGCACCTAGTCGTACACGCACAGCTGAGTTCCATCTCTTCCAGGTTTCAACGTTGTACCTGTTCATCAATGTACGCAAGACAACAACCTTTTGATGTGTACCACACGCCTTGTGCCAATAATTCTTCTGGATATAATTTAATAATCCAGGCACAGTCTTCTCGTAATATGTGATGTGGCACTCATCCTCTACAGCTGTGCCAACTGCGGAAGATATATTAGTTAAGTAATTACTCTTATCACGAGTGCTAAAGACTTTATCCATGACAACCTTACAGGTTATGGATGCAAGCACATTGGTATCAACAGAGTCTAAATATTTATATACGTCCTTGAAGGCTACTCCGTTGTGGCCTCGCTTTAGCATGTCTTTGCGTGTCTCTATCTGTTCAATAACTAACGGTAGTAAATCTCTTATAGATGTTACGCCGTATATAGTTGCAGAAGAATATGACTTGCTCTCTAGATTTTGCGTGTTGTCACGCAATATATCTATACCTTTTCTAATTTGTTCTCTTTCTAACTTTACTTGCTCATCAATTTGTGAGGGTGTAGCCATAGTAATGCTTTCAATAGTTGATTAGATGTTTGCCATTGCATCTGCCCTGGCTTTGTTAGAAACTTTCGCATACATGATGGTAGTTTCTATTGTTTTGTGACCCATAAGTTCCATGAGGGTTCTTATAGGTGTCCCAGCTTCGGCATGCCATACACCAAAAGAGTGGCGTAAATGGTGAAAGTTCATTACTGGCGGCTGTTCCAAATAAACTAACACCTTTTTAAATTCACGCAATAATTTATCTTTATTCGCCCAGTCATGTCCGAATATCAAAGTATTCGGGTGTGTTTTGTTAATCCTTTTTAAGATTATTGGACGCACCCTTGTGTGCATTGGCACCTCTCGCCAGTCATCATTCTTTGTGGAAAACCCTGGTCGGCCACCTATATAAATACTGCCTCTGCCATCGTAGGCATCAAGGTCTATATCTATTGATCTAAGATTAAGTATCTCTGCCTGTCTCGCACCGACATATGCACCAAAGACAGCGATGTCTGCAAGGTCATCTCGGCAAAAATTAAGGCTTCGTGCTACCTGTTCATATGCATCAATAGTACTTTTGTCGTACCAATTAGGTCTTCCTTTATTTTCTTTTAACTTGATGAATTTAAAGGAATGTGGCAGCTTTCTTTTTGCGTATGCAAAGTTTAATACTGCCTTAACAGAAGCCATGTATCTGTTAGCTGTAGCATTGACTACATTTCTCTCTTCCATTACCTGTGTCTGCATGTCATCTATCACATCCTGTGTGATTTCCATACAAGGAAATGACTTTCCATAACATGCAGTGAAGTAATCGAGATGATGCACAACGTCATCATGGCTGGCTCTGTCCTTGCCGTGGCTTTTGTTACGCAATAGGTCGTACTCTACTGCTTCGCCCCAGGTTTTAAAAAAGGTGGTCATAATAATGGGTGGTAGTTACCCATATTATACACTATTTTTGCTATCGGTCTAGACTGCTGACCTTATATGTATCATCAGCTACCTGTTGTCTCATTAATTTAATCAACTCACGTTTATGTGGATGAGTAGTTATACTGGTGAGCAGTGCACCAAGTCTTCTTTTTGTTGTTTGACTATTCATTATTAAAAGTTCCAATCAATAAAAGTATCTGAAGGTCTAAGGTGATATAAACCATCGTTTGATACCATTGTTATTTCCAAGCCGCTTTCAATGCTCCTTTTCAATCGCTTCTTTGCGTGATGCTCGGTGTTGTAGTAGTGCTCTTCAACCTTTCCTGTTTCCATGTTACGAGTTCTAAATACACAGTACACAGAGTCAGGTATCTCATACCCGTGTATCTTCCAGCTGATTAAATCCTCATATGGAATTGATACAAAGTATGCGTCAGGTGTATCTTGTAAGGCTCTTACATTATTAGGAAAGTATTTTCTACGTTTACGTGGTTCACGTTTCATGATCTATATCTCGTATTTGTTTAACATCAATCAGCTCAAAACCATTGGACTGAGTCCAGCAGTTAGCCTTCCATGCAGCCTCTTCATCATCGATAGCATCAAAGAAACGCCAACGAGAATCACCAGTGACTCCATACATAACCTGATAAGTTTGCATTTGCAGCAGTTGTATTGTGAAAACCTGTAGGGTTTTGTGACAGTCAGGTATTGTCAGGGTGGGTTTGTTTTGTTATAGGTATGCGTGGTTGTAATATGCAGTGCGTCCTTGCCTAGTTCACATTGTCTTGCGTCCTTGCCCTACGTCCTTGCCCTACGTCCTTGCGTCCTTGCCATTTTTATTGGAAAAAAATATACTAAAAAAGAGTAGTACATACGTACTATAGTACATTTGAACTAATGAACATCTGTACTATAATACATTTGTACTACTTTTGACTATGAAATTAAACCAGGTCGCCCAATATTTGTTTGGCCTGGTAATAGCAATATTTAATCTCATATGCTTTTAACTGCATTTTGAGACTTTTAACCAATTTGTGAGCCTCGGCCCGTTGTTGGTCATTCTCGGCAACTTTGACATTTACTAATTGTTGAATTAGTGCCCGTCTTATTGAATAGTTGCTTTTTTGCTTTTGGTAAGTATTCATAGCTAATTAGACTTTATAGTGTTTTTTAAAAAAATGTATAAAATGATTGTTAAGCCTACAAAAAAAATAAACGAGTTCATGTTTTTAGATGGTTAGAGCGTGTTTTTTGTTTTAAATGTCCAATACCTGTTAATTGCCATTTAAAATTATATAAATTCTTATATTTAGAAAAAACCTTTTCACTAATTAATTTAGTTAAAAAATATTTTTCTTCAAATGTAAGTAATTCATATATATTTATCTCTTTAGTTTTATTTTTCATAATAAAACATCGTCAACTTTTTTCTTTTGTGTGCCGTGTGCTATGAATGCAACTATGAAATTACGTTGTTTAGAACATAATTTACACGTAGAGCATGTTACGCCGTCTTTTATTTGTGCAGGGCATACAACAACACGCCGCCCGCCTGGTGTTGTTTTTGGTGGCTTATCTTTAGAATTAACCACAGTTACAGCGGGTAAGCCGTAATTATCGGCCACATAATCGGCGGCCTCTAATGATTCGGTGCTCACGTTTATTGTGAGTCCTAACCTGTTAGCCTCTTGTAATGCCTTTATATTATGGGGCGTGTGTTTATGGTGGCTATAAGTATAAGACTTACGGCCCTTATTAGCTTTTACTAATTGCCTTAATAAAAAGGTATCAATAACGCCGTTTTGGTGCGGTAGGTCCCCCGCCTGGTTTAACCTTATTAACTGGTTAGGTGGTTGTTGCTCAATAAATGAACATAAACCCGCCCAGTTGGTTGTATTTGATTGTGTGCCGTTGCTTACTTTGTGCCAGTGTAAAGCAAGCGGGCCGCTTTTAGCGTAGCAACCGCTATTAATAAAAGGACAAGACGGCGGGCAAGATGCCGCCTCTGTTGTTGTGGTCGGTATTGGTCCGACTTTCCTATTATTAGATTTTTTGGTAATGTGAACTAATACCATTTTTTAAGTTGAACCGCTCGCAGTGAGCGGCAATTGTAAAGGGCGGAATTGAACCGCCCATAAAGCCTTACTTTTTTACTTGTTACTTAAGCTTTTGTTTTTGTTTTGGATGAACTTAAGATACATTATGACGTAAAGACTTATTGTTAGTCGTCATCGTCATGTTTATGACATGTACACGGTGTTAACTCTCTCAAACGCTCTAGTGCTATTTGATAGGGTTTATCACGTTTAACAACTTCATGACATAAATAAACAAAAGGATCCTCTAAACAATTTTCTAAAGTTAAATCTAGTCCAACATCTTGTACTAGTCTAATTACTTCCCATCGCTCAGAGCCTAATTTTTGTACTAGGTCCCTTTGTGCATCTATTGCCGTGTCAGTTATGACAATTTCGGTTTTTTTGGTGGTCATTTTTTTAAGTGGTCAGGGTTTACTTTTGATTGTGCCCAGGTATCACCACGGGCAATGCTTGGAAGTTCGGGCGGTCCCGTTAAGGCGTAAAGCGTTACGGGTTCGACCTCGTCAATAATTGCGTCTAGTTCTTTTATAGATCGCTCTATTAACTTATACTCGGCTAATTGTTGAGCGGTTAAACCAGGGCGGACGGCTAACAATTCAAGGCGGCGTTTTTGTACTTGTTTAAGTAAATAGCGTGCCGTTGTTAGTTTTTGGTTGGACATTGAGTAACCCCCGTAATGTGTGACTTTAACGCTATGCGTTTATTGTGAAACATCATTAAAGCGTTAATCTCATTAACCGCTTTAACGTTGTAGGTTTTTATATCGTCCCTGGTCCCCCAGGTCGTATATGTCACTACATAGTCTCGTAATACATTAAACTTGCTGATCATTTACTTAATATCCCTAGCTATGTTTATGTGTGCTAAGTTCATAAGCCTTTTATATCTAACATTAAACGATGTAATGTTATGTGTTCGCATATCTTGTAAGTTGATATACTTTGCAGTTGGCATAATTTGAAAGTCTTTATTAGCTTTTATATCGCTAATAATATCTTTTTTATTCTTATAGTCTCGACCATAAGCACCAACTAAAGTTAATAATGTATCAGTCATTAGACATAATCCAATTTAAACAACATTTTTAATATGTCCCGTACATATTCACGGTCCATAGTATCGCCGTAAAAAGGTTTGTTGACATATTCACGGTCAGTGAGTCGGTATATTGTAGCCTCGGCTATTTGTAAAGGGGTAGCCCCCATATCATATATACCGCCTGGGCCGTAAAAGTCGGACACATAAT